TTGGTTTTTCTTTTGGCTTGAGAAGTAGCCACGACTGATCCGCCACTGCGACCAAGACAGTCTGAGAGTTGCACTCTCAATGTCTTCTTTCGTGAGAGGGTCTGCGATGGAGACAAGTTCAAAGGCTGTTTTGTGAACAACTTTGATGCGTCCCATCGAGTCGCCTAGCAAAGTCTCACGAGGGTCAGCATAAAAATACGGAACCCAAGTCCCTGGGTTCTCGTCAAGCTGCTTTTCAATCAATTGAATATCGCCGTCAAGCGGGTAAAATTTCTGCGCTTGGAAAGATTCGGAAGTCACCACTTGCCCTCCGATGGCGTGTAAGGAACGAAAACGCACTGGCCTGTGGCCCACGTTCCGTCAGCGTTGTAGATGGCCTGACCGCAGCCAGACACCGCCTCAAGAAGTACGACCGACAGCAGCAGGCCGAGTGCAATAAGCACTCCGCCTTGAACCAAAGTTGATTTCATCGCTCGTCTCCGTAGCTGCATTTATCAACAATCGAATACTTCGCTATTTGAAGCTGCTCACAAGCGGATTCAACATAAGCGATGGCTTCATGAACTCGCGGTTCTTGGTCTCCGTCAATCCGCTCTCGGAGCGACACGAGTTCGTCAAGTGTTACCGACAAGTTGCTAAAAAGAATGCACAATTGCGTTTCGGCTGCGTTTTGCTCTCGACTGGCGTAGCTCATGACGCACCCCTGCTCTTGACAGCCTCAACGACCCAATCTGTCAGAGTATCAAGTTGCCAGCAGTCAAGTTCGCCGCTCGTCGCAAGGTCAATCTCATCGCGAGTTAACTGCCAATCGGTTGAGCCGATTTCTTGCGCTAAATCTGTAGCGCGCTTCATGGTGATTCTCATGCCACGCCCTCCAATGCTGCGAGGGCAGGATCGATGGTCTCTCCGATCCGATCAAACGCTGCGTCAAACGCCTTGCTGTTTTTTCGGCCAGACTGCTTCGCCACAATTTCCTTGGCGATGTGAAGTGCGCGACCGGAAACTCGGTCGCCGTTGCGAAACTGCTGCGCGATATTGGTCGCAAAGCCACCCTTGCCATCGTCCAGTTTGTCAGCAAAGACAGACAAGACGGCGCGAGGCGCAACAGTCTTGGCGAGCCAAATCTTGTGATTGTCGGCGTGTTGCTTCTGCGTGAACTCCCAGTCGGTCAACCCGCCGTTTTTGTCGCGTTGGGCCTGCTGACCGGCGAGGCGGGCGGCCTCACGCTTGGCTTGCGCCTTCTCGCGGCGGATGCGGCGCTGCTCGGCTTTGACTGTATCGATCAAGCCCTTGTCGCCAGTTTTGCCAACGCAATTGGTGCCAACGTGAAAATGCTTACCATCTGCGCTGACAATGTGGCAGCGCCACAGGATGCCGTGGGCGCAAAAATGGCAGCCGTCCGATTTCTCGGTGAGGGCCACAAAGCGAAACGGTGCCTTGCCAAGACCCGCCAATTCAAATTCATGTACGTTCATCTGTATTCTCCCGGTTGATGTTGGCACCATTATACACTTTTTGTTTATAGCGTAAACACCTAAAAACCCGCAGCTTTCTGCGGTTTTTTGAGTGTGGTACACTCGGCAAATGGTTGAAGGTCTGTTTTGCCTCGCGTTGGCTGTCTATTTTGAGGCTCGCGGTGAGCCAGCAGCCGGGCAGTTAGCGGTCGCTCACGTCGTGCAAAACCGCGTGCTTGACAATCGGTTCCCCGACAACTTCTGCGAAGTCGTTACAGAAGCGCGAAGCGTCGGGCTACACCGATGTCAGTTTAGTTTTTTTTGCGATGGGAAGCGTGAAGCAATTGACGACGACGTTGCGTGGTTGGCGTCTCGCGTGATCGCGGAGGCGTCGTTGCATGTGAATGACATTACAGAAGGCGCAACGCACTACCACTCGACAAGCGTTGATCCCGCGTGGGCTTCGTCAATGACCGTGACGATTAAAATCGGCGATCACATTTTCTATTCAGACTGAACGCATTGCAGCTTCAAGCCGCCGCGCTCTGGCAGTGACTTGCTGATACCATTTCGAATCAATCATCTCGTCTGCTGCGGATTGCCAGTCGCCAAGCTCCATCGCTCGGATCATCTTCTTAAATCTGCTGAATTTTGGCAAACCTAGGTTGAACATCATGTTGCTAACGACAAGTTGAACGGCTTCTGGAAGCGCCTCGAAGTCGTTGAAGGATCGGTTGCAGTCGTCAATCACAGATTCAATGTCTGAGTTGAACACTTGCATGACGCGATCCTTGCTGACCTTTGTCGCCACGGGTTGCCCGTGCTCCGGGTCCGCCTCTGTCACGAGATGGCCAATTCCGTATGTAGGATAGCCTAAATGGTCAAGGTAGATTTCGTAGACGCAGCCTTCGTCTCTTTCTAGATCTAGCCGAAGCTGCTCGACGTTCATCTGCCCTGCCCGTTGTACTTTTTTGAGGACAGCCGCTTGCTCTTGTTCTTGACGCGAGTAAGAGGGCTGGAGCCGATAGAGGTCCGCTTCTTATTCGGAGCTGCCTTTGCCCCAGCCCCAAGAGCTTTCATTGCCATTAGTCTTGGTTCTTCTCTGCCATGACGACACCAAGAATGCCGCCGACAACACCAATGACCGCAAGCCACTCGAAGCCAGTGAGAATGCCGACGCCAATCGCCGCTACGCCAATCGCCGCGTAGCTAGACGGCTCGCTAACGCGAGACAACACATATTGCACAATCTTCATTTGTTTATTCCTTTTACCTTTTCAAAAGTTCTAAGTCCGCCCAGCCCGAGCATCCCCATCAGCACGGGCATCATCTCCCCTAAGTTTACAGCAGGAAGATCAATTAGGTATCCAGCCTGGGCTAATCCAAAAGTAAGGATCGGCTGCATAACGTATGTGTAGGCCAGTGCGAACCCGCATGACCACCCGATAAATGGACGCCACCCAGATTGAAACCAGTTACCACTCTTGGCGTCCGCTTCATTAATTTTAAGATTAGCAAGATCGATGTTAGCGAGGCTCTCTGTCAGCTTCGCTTCAATCTCGCGCTCGGCAGCCGCTCGCTTCTCTTTATCTTCAGGAAGGAAACGCCCCGCGACATCCATGATGGATGGGAGCAACGTGGTGATAAGTGGAATCATTTTGAATGATCCTTTGCTGGCTTTGAATAGTCTTTGTGCGAGCCGTTGTGCATAGCCTTGTTAGCCGCACTGTCTCTTTCCAGAACTTCCGCCCTCACAAGAAGGCCACCTAGCTCTCTGTTTCTTTTTTCGAGCGCATCCGGCGACAAAATAGATGACAGAATATCTAATCTTTTTTCGCTTGTTCCCGACTTTGTCTCAAGCCTGTCGATCTTAGAGTCCAGTCTTCTGAGGCGAACCTCAACGTCAGCAAGGGTTTCCGTCAGAGCCTTAACGCTTTGGCGCACGACTGCGAAGGCCGCTGCGACTGACGCAATCATTCCACCTAGCGTCAGCAGGATTCTGAGAGAAGACTCATCCATAATTACGGAGCGTCAGGAAAGACGATCTTCGTTGGATCAGAGTTCGTGGCTGGCAAATCTCTGAGGGCTTGCCGGTAGGTCTTTTGAGCATCGCTCATCGTGACATCGCTCATGCCTTGCCAGTCCGTGTCCTTCAGAAGCTGGTCACGCTCGCCACGAACAGTTTCCCATGTTGCTGCGGGGGGCACGTAGTCCGCGATAGCCGTGCCAGCGGCCAGAATCTCATCGTAGTCGGTGTTGCCGGGGGCGACAGGGATGCACAACTTCTGTGTTGTCGCGACTTGCTTAACTACACCGTCTTCCTCGACATCAATCTCATTGCCTTTTCTCTCAGCAAAAATTGAGGTGTGTTCTTCGTTAGAGTACTTGAGGTTCTCTAAAGTCATGCCCTGCTCCTTATAATTCCGCTGAGATAAAACCGGATTTACCGCCGCGATAAACGTAGTAACCACCGTCCCCAGCATTCATGCTGGACGCGCCGGTAGTAGTGAAGAGAACCGAGTTTCGGAATAGGCTCTGAGAACCGCCAGTTCCGTTGTAGCCGGTGCCACGGAACACACCTTGAATCCAATCCGAATCCCCCGAAAAACTTGGATTTGCGCGCATAGTGACGGGAAGGATAATAACGGAAGTAAATACGGTCGCACTGGTGGCAGAAGCAGAGCCATAAGCGAAGGCATTTCCAAAAAGATTGTCACCGACCGAAACCAGAACTCTCTGGCACTTTTGGAGGGTCGTGCCAAAATCTTCAAATTCAAAACCCGTGAAAACCGACCCGATCTCGAGCTGGACTGCTGAGATATAAATATTATTTGACGCGTTATCGAGGAGGTTCTGCTGGTTCGAGGTGGCGTAGTCTTCACCGTTAAACCAACTTCCTGCGCTGGCGTGAAAGTTTGTCCCGGCGGTCAATGGGAAATGGAGGCGCATTCCCTCACCAGTGTCGTTACTAATAGCGCCGCCAGTGTCTCCCGGTATGGTCATAGAAAAGTATTCGAACACATTGGCAGAAGCCATCGTAAATTCGGCTATGTAGCTTCGGTTAGCGTCACCTTGGTTAATCGAAACGCAATGCGTTCCTGCTTTCGGCGACTTCATCACAAATGAGAGCGTCATGTCTTTTGCGCCCGAAGTGCCGTACAAAAGATGCTGCAAATTTTGAGCTTCCAGCTTTTGAGCGAGCATAAGGCACTCACCGGCTGCGACCGCACTTTCAGCTGTGGTTACGTCGATTTCTATCGCGTTGCGGACACCCTTCATAATGAGGCTGTTAGCGCTACTTTGAGCAGATCTCGACGTATTTACACGAGCTTGCCCAACACCTTCGGCGCGAAACAGCCACCGATCTATTCCTGAGTAGACGTTGTTAGTTCCGCCCAGCCCAGTCACGGTGCCGCGCTGATTAACGTTCATAGCACCATTTTCAATTAAGTTCTTTGAACCCGGCGATACGGAATTAGACCCAAATCGGAACTGCTCAACGCCGCCTGTTGTGACGCCCAGCTCGTCCGCCCCTGGCCAATAGACGCCCGTGTTTAGGTCACCAGTGTTCGTGATAGAGGGTGTCGCGACAGCGCCATCTGCATTTGATGTGATGCCAGTGACAGACAGATTGCCAGCTAGAGCTGTCGTCCCCGCCACATTTAGTGTGTCCGCCGATTCATCCCAGAACAGCTTTTTGCCAGTGGTCGCACCGAAGAAAGTTACGTCATACCCCGTGTCATCGATCCCTACGGTAACGGTGCCGTCCGCTTGAATGTTCTGTACGGCAATGGTGCCAAGCTCGTAAACGACAGCGCCACCACCAAGACCATCAGCAAAAATCATTTTTGTTTGGCCAGCCTTGATTGCGACGTTGGCACCTGACCCTTGTGAAAATGTCAGGGTGTAGCTTGTCGCATTCTCCATGATCCACATTTTGGAGCTGGTGTTAGGAAGCAGGGTGACTGTGCAAGCCTGACCGCCACCAGTCAGCTTCAGGTACATGCTGCGATCTGCATCAGAGGCACCGTCTGCGATCGTTATGTTGTCAGTTGACGCATTGGCGATGGCTCTCGTCCCATAGCCTAATGCCTGACCAACCAGCTCAAGGTTGACGTTCGTTATGTTGCCCCAGGTTCCTGACTTCTCACCAGTCGCCATTTCCTCCAGGCGGAGGTTATTTACATATGTGCTTACCACAGGTTTCTCCTAGCTCAATCAATTCGCAGGATTGCGTTTGCCCCAGCAGCAGGGAAAACGATTTTGAATGTTCCGCC